TTGAACGGCTTCGACCAGAACCCGATTGGTACGGCACTGTGGGTTGACGAATACGGTACGACTGACGTAATCGTCGGTGACATTATCATCACCTGCGGAACTGACGACGACGGTTACACACTGGGTCTATCTGACGAACAGATAGCAACGCTAATGGCATACGATAAGCAGATTATCTATGCTGGTGGGGGTACGTGGTTGTAATAAGGTCTGGCCNGACNGGGGTGGTGTTATCCCGGTCTGGCCACTTATACCATCGCGCGCGGCCCGCAGCAGACCCCCGTACGTATCGCGCCCATCACGAAATTAACGCTGCGCATCGCGCACGCCTTACGGGCTAAGCCGCGACAGCAGGGAATTTTCAATGAAGTTGTGTGGGGGCATTTTATCTTTTATATACATCGCGCGGGCGCGATGGTTTTCCCTGCTTAACTGTTGGGGTCGGGAAATTCCTGGCAGAAGGGGGTTCTTGTGGAATACGAGGACGAAGGTATTGAGGTTGTTGGCTTCGGCTTGAATCAGAAGGAAATGGAACTGGTTGCAGGTGCAGTTCTAATGACTTCTAAGATTGCGTTTGACGCATGGCAAGACGACGTTAATGACATTGGTAATCAGTTGATTGCTGAGGATTACAAAGAATTGCTAAAGAAGTTTGCGCCAATTTCACAAGTGGTTCAGGCTACGTTGCGTGAATTCGCAGAGGGTCGGGATGAATAATCCCCCCTTACATCGCGCGGGTGCGAAAAGTTTGTTGTATTATGTTGGTTGCGTTGGGATAACCCGACCTTAAATTGAAAGTGGTGTTTGCAGTAATGGATACAAAGAAGCCAAAATTAGTCTACATTTCGCAGGACGGCAGTTATGGCGAAGCAGTGGGTATGTTCTTGTTTAACCCGAACGACTTGGGTGATGACGGTTGGGCGAAGTTACAAAGTGCATTGGATAACGGCGAAAACCTACACGCTTGGTTGTACAAAACGTATGACGAAGGCGTGGACTTGAAGCCTACGTTGCACGTTATCAACGAAAACGGATTTATNGTAGACGCTGGCGTTACGGCAGGTATTGGCAGTGCGCTGGAAATGATGGGGCGTGGGGACATAGGGAAGTAGTCCCCCCCTTTATCGCGCGGGCGCGATTTGGCAATCTGTTAATTTTTCTGTGTCGGGCAACCTGCTCGATGAATTACAAGTGAAAGGTGACATTCTATGAAAGAGGTCATTTGGGCAGAACCAACACCGCCTACCGCAAGGGGTGGCGTTGGAGGACGTGTGGGTCGCATTAAGTATCTTGATGCAGAACTTCGTGCTAATCCCGGTAAGTGGGCATTGTTAGCAGAAGGCCGTAAACAGGTCACTATTAACAAGCAGTTTTACGCCAACGGTTACGAACGTGCTTACCGCACAGTAACCGAAGCAGGTGTCAGACTGTTCCGAGCCTACGTTCGTTACGTGGGTAACACAAGTCCTGACGCTTAAAGGGGTTCACCTTCCCTCGCCTCCCACCCTTCGGGGTGGGGGGTGCGTCTTTACTAATCGCGCGGGTGCGAAAGGCTTCTGGTTTATTCTGGGGGCAACAACTAATGAAGGAGAAGTATGGAACAGTATTTTGACAAGGCCATAACAGGCTTTGCTGTGTACCATGAGGATAATAAGGCTACTTTGCTTTATTGCCCAGTGTGCTTTGCAAGGCACCCAAGCATGGATGATGTTGAGGATGAACAGGTTGTAGTTTTACACCCCGGCGGTGAACCGTTTCAATGCAACTTTTGCAGTAGGCCGGTGAACTAATGCTGCACGCCTACGAAATTGATGGGGGGCCTAGCGGAAAGTACTGGGCGGTCTATACAGGCCAAGTGCCCAATGACGACTTAGCCCAGCACGTGGTGTCCTATGCAACCGCAGAAGACTGCCTAGAATTGGCACGCAAGACAAGTGTGGACTTAGCGCTGTACACGATTGAAGCGTACCAGCGTAGGGAACAGACAGACGCTGAACAGGAAAAGTGGAACGCATTCGCAAAGAATCACTAACCATGGGCGCCTGCCGCTTCGGCGGCGGGCAACCTTGGCTAATCGCGCGCGGCCCAGGGAATTATTATAATCCCCGTAGGTATCGCGCGCGCGCGAAAGTCCTATGAAATACAATGGGTGGGAATTAATCGCGCGGGCGCGTTAGGCCGTTCGATTAGTTTTTAGGTATCGCTTCGGGGCAAGTCGTTCCGAGGTGTTGTTGAAAGGGGTTGTCGTATGACAACGGATTACGCATTACCGCAGTGCTGGCAGGACTTTGAGGACGTACTTGCCACAGGAATTGACCGAGTAGTTTTGTTTGGGCCTCCGGGTACAGGTAAGACTTACGGTGGGCTTACACAAGGTGTCAACGTGGGTGGTTCGTATCGCCTAGTTTGCACCGAGGACATGACTTCGGCAGACGTATCGGGTATGTTCATGCCCGACAAGTCAGGTGGCTTCACTTGGCTCGACGGTTCTGCTACGAAGGCGTGGAAGGGTAACGGAGCGTTCGGTGGTCGCTTGGTAGTTGACGAAGTGGACAAGGCTAGTGGTGACGTATCGGCACTACTACTTGCGTACACCGACACAGTTGCTAGTGCTTCTATGGACTTGCCGACTGGCGAACGTATCAAGCCTAATCCCGGATTTACAGCAGTACTGACCAGTAACATCGAGCACCCTGATGACTTGCCTATCGCTTTGCGAGACCGCTTCCCAGTGGCTATCGAGATTAANCAACCGCACCCTAACGCTTTGGCTTCACTGCCCGAGCACTTGCGTGAGGTGGCTAAGGCTTGTGTCAGTGCAGAGCCAGAGCGTCGTATCAGTTTGCGTGGGTTCTATGCCTACGAAACCCTGCGTCGTACTATGACCGAGGAACGAGCGGCAACTATCGCCTTCGGTAAGGTTCGTGCGGAGGCGTTTATTGACGCCCTTCGTATCGGCAAGTTAGGCGCATAGCACCTAACCGTAGGTGGGTCGGCAGAAATGTCGACTCGCCTACGCCCCTATAATCGCGCGGGCGCGAAAGCACCGTTTGTTAATTTTTAACCGTTGGTTTCAAGTCGAAGCCAACACCGACACTAGAAGGGATAACTATGTCGAAGCAGTTACGCAGTAACAAGGTCAGTGTATTGCCAGAAGTAGTGCAAGCACACCGACTCGATGACAATAACACCGANCAGTGGACAGTAACGTCGGGCAGTACTAACCGAGGTGACAGTTTCACTAACTTTGGAGACCACACCTTTAGGGCTCCGTCACTTAATGACGAAGTTTCTAGGGTCATTCGTGGACATGAATTGACTCACGTTCGTATCAGTCCTACCGACCCAGTTTCACTGGCGAAGTACGCAGAAGTGTACGGACTTAGCGAGCGTTCTATTGCTTGTGCCGAGGAGGTGCGTGTCAACGCAGTTCTGAAGGGTATGGGCTACGACACCGACCTACTTGTTGACGGTAGTGAGAAGGAGTTGGGCAAGCGAGTGGCTAAAGAAGGTTCTATTGAAGCCTATAACGAAATGATTAATTTTGGCTCGGCACTAATCGGTGGCAAGGCGTTCCGTCACTACATCAGTGGCGTTCGTTCTGTTAATCCTGACTGGGCTAATACCTTGCGTGAAATGGAGAAGCAGGTAGTCAAGATTGTGCGTAAGCACCCAGTTCGTCGAATGGGTTCTACAGAGCCTAGAGCGTTCTATCAAGACGACGAGACACTTGAGTACACTAAGTTGCCACAGGGTTTCATTGACTACACCACACAGATTGCTCAAGTCATTGACGGTTTTCTAGAAGTTCAGTCAGACGGTACTAATTTTGAGGACGGTGAGGGTTCGTCGGGCGTTAAGGTTTCAACTGGTTACGGTAAAGACCAGTTTGCGCCACTACGCATTGACACCAAGATACTTTGCGACCAACAAGTCAAAGGTCACTTGGCTCGACGTAAGAAGTCTGCGCCAACTGGCAAGCGTGTACTGTATCCAAGCCGACTACTAACCGACCCACAGCGACGTGTATTTAGTCAGAAGCCACGTAATTCGGGCGGTATCGTAGTGATTGACATGAGTGGTTCTATGAGCCTTAGCGAAGCGGACATTAATGCCATGCTAGAAGCCGCTCCGGGTGCATTGGTCGCAGGTTACACCAACAGTGCCAAGAAGCGTAACCGACCTAACTTTTGGATTATGGCTAATCGTGGTAAGCGTGTTAGTAGCCTTAAGGGTATTGGTGGCAACATTGGTAACGGTTGCGACGGCCCAGCACTAGAATGGGCTATCAGTAAGCGACGTGGCAGTGAGCCTATTATTTGGGTTTGCGACGGTCAGGTCACTGACAGTCAGGACAACGGTTTCATCGAGGGGGCGAAACAGTGCGCCAAGATGATTAAGAAACACCGTATTCTGATAACGCCTAACGTATCCGACGCCGTTGGTATGTTGGCTAATCCTAGTAACGCCAAGTCTAAGGCAGAAGGCTACGTTGGTATGTTTATCAAGGGTGAATGGGACATCAACGCACCAGAAGGCAGTATTTAGGCAATTAAAGGGTATTCCCTTCCCCGCCTCCCTCAGGGTTCTACTTTTCCCTGGGGGGGGTTTGCCGTTTCAGACCCCCTATCGCGCGCGAACCCAGACCCACCTGCCCCATCGCGCGCACGCGATTATATCGGCGTGCTAGGAAGTTTTAATAAAATCTGCGTGGGGATTTTTTATCATATCGCGCGGGCGTATGTGTCATCGCGCCCCCATACGCCAGAACAATTATTACGGGACACCCGAAAATCTTCGCAAGTTTAATAGAACTTGTGTGTGGATAAATTATATTTACGTTGACCAGGTAAAATACCTTATCGCGCCCGCGTATGCGCCCGAATATTATTACGGGATAGCCGAAAAAACCTGCAAGTTTAACAGAAGTTTGTGTGTGGATAAATTGTATTTATAGAATATAAAATACAATAAAGTACAATAATGCTTTATTAACGCGGGGTTTTTGAATAAAAAGTACCCTATACGCGTGGAAAATGTGTTTAGACGGGCGGAATGGCATTAGTTTTCACCCCCCCCCATTGATAAGTAAATAAGCCTATTTCTTAAGGCGATACGCCTAGTTGCGTGGTTTGGTAGTCCCACCAAGCCATAGGCAGAATACAACAAGTGCGAAAAGGGCGAAGGCCATTACTTATCACCCATAGTCATTAGGGATACCAATACTAACCCCCCAATACAGAAGGTAATAAGTATTGCTTCTAATAAGGCTTTCACGGTATGGTTTCCGTTGCTTTTGCTGTGAAGTGCTTTAGTACTTCTAACACTGCTTCTAGCGTAGCCTTATCAAGGTTTGTGTGGTTGTGGGTTTCTATCATTTGCTGTACTGTCTGTTGGCATTGGTAGAATTCTTTTAACATCTTGTTCCCCGTATCGTTTGAATGTATCTAGTGGTTTTTCCGCTTTTGGTTTTGGTTTGCCCCCCGCCATTTTTTTATAGCGGTAGTTTGTCTAGGGCTTCTTGGATAACATCAAGGGTATCCATAATACCAGCGTTGTACCATTCCACGTGTACCTGTGTGGTTGGTGTTAGGTTGTCCATGGTTGTGTCTGTTACTAGGCCATGTATCCTGTTCTTTAAAGTGTAAAGAAGTAGGCGCTTTTCTTCTTCTGCGGTTTCGTCCCCTTGTTCCAGGCTTCCCCCCTCAAAAAAATTTGGCACGCCCTCTATGTCCCAGTCGTCAATGTCCCTGTATCCATAGACTATTTCATCTATCTTTAAGCAGACGCTATGAAGAATGTCGTCGGTGATTTCAAGGCTTTCCCTTGTTTCCTTAACATAGTCACGAAGAACGTCTACCTGATTGGTAAGGTCTTCGATGGCCAACTGCATCTGCTTTTTTGACACTTATTCCCCTAGTGGCTTTTCGGATTGGCTGTTCTTTTGGGACAACATCTTAGCGAAAAGGCTGGTTAGTTCTGTTTCGCCTTCAACTTCGTCGCCGGTTTGTGTTTTCTTGGCATCCATGCCTTCAAGGATTGCTGCCAATGCCCCTAGGACCATCGCGCTTTCTTCCTCTGTAATTGTGTAGTTGTATTCCATTAGTTCAAGCCTACCTGTGCCTGAATTGACTGGATTAGGTCATTGGCATTACTTAAAAGTACGGCTGATTCGGTCGCGCTTGGGTTTTCTTCTACCAGCGTTTCAAGCATGGCGTAAGAAACTTCAAGGGAACCTAGGACCATCTTCAGTTCATCTTCGTTTAGTTGGATGTGGAACTGCATTGTAGAATTTGACATTATTTTATCTTCTTTGTTAGTACGGCCTTTAATGTGCCCTTTTGAAAAATACCTGCTTTTACTGCTTTGTTCCACTTATAGGCAAAGACGCCTACCGCAATAAAAAANATTGCTGGGAACAAGAATACTAGTAGCATTACCATTAGTCTACCTGCTCTTTCTGGGTATTTTTACCCACTTAAAAAGTACCAGTCTATCCGCGATTTGTCAAGTACCATGACTATAAAGATACTTTAGTCAAAACCCTTGAAAAATGCGGGTATCCGCTGGGGGTACTTTTGATACGATATNTGCTATCAGAACTGCAATTACTTGCGAATGTCTGTAATAATAATCAGTGCTTCGTAGTAAGCCTGTGCAAAACCTGCGTCGTATTCNGTATCGCGTTGCTGTGCCAATTTCATATGGTGTTCAGCCTGATTTCGGATTCTTCGTAGGCAAGGTCAAGTTTCTTTCCCATGTTATGATTTCCTTTATTGGCGTTAAAAGGTGTGCTGATACACCCACCCGATTTGGGTCATCATTGTAGGTTGTGCCAAGTTCCCACAATTCACCTGCGTATCCCCCGCCTAAAACGCGAACGGTGGTTTCAGGATTTTTACTGCGACTAACGCAATAGGTACAGTCGCACCCATATTGTACAGCCAGTTTAGATTCTGCCCATAAAACAAGGCGATTTTTTTCGGCGTCCTTTTTGTCAACTGGCATCTTGTTAGCACTTCGACGCCATTTGATTTCAAGTTCGGTGTTTTTCCACATCCCATCAGGTAATTCGCAATATTGCTTATGGTCTTTAACATCCCATATGCCTGCGTAGCAGTAAGCACCTATTAAACGGCATGTACCAATTTCCGCCGCCGCCGAATGAATATCCGCGGCAAGGTTTGACATATGTAGGGAAGCAGGGTCGTATGAAAGACGGTCTTTTTTGTTCCTGTTTTCACGGGTACGTCCAGAACCGACCGCGCGGGCAAGTTCTTCTTCCCACGGGTAAAGCGCTGTCCATAACGCTTCTTGCTGTAGCCTTTCAACGCCCATAAAACAAGTGTACCATAAAAGAAGAAGCCCTGCCAGTGCTTAAAAACACCGGCAGGGCTACTTCCCGTTGAAAGGAGGTAAAACAAATGAATAGAAGGTGGGCTATTCGTTTTTAAGTATAGCAGTTTGAAGTAACACCCTGTCAAGGTGATAATGTTACTTTATGGACTATTTTTTTGAAGAAAATGATTGGGCTGTTGCCCTTTATGAAAAGCGTGGTCGCGCCTATACAGAAGTAGGGGTATTTTTTGAAGGTCAACTTTCCCGCGACACCGCCTTTGAACTTTTTGCCGGTATGACCAGCGCTGTTCCAACCCTTCAGGCAGTACAACGCGCCTTGGAAGTGGAAGAAAACGAACCTGACGTTCCAACCCCTGAATACGAAGTACGCCTTATAGACGGCAAGCGTATCGTGGCTACAATTTTGTGGGATTCTGCTTCTATGGAAGCCTGTAAGGCCGACCATAAAATTCGCAACAGAAGGGTCTATCGTGTGGTCACGGAAATTCAACTGTACGACGATGACCTAGAAATGGATTCGGAAGAATGGGATTGGGAAGAACTTTCGGAAACCGGCAGAATTACCGTTCTTGAAATTAAGCCGAAAATCTGATAAGATTGAATTCTTCAGTGAAAGGAAGGAAAAATGGAAGACTTTGATTCTTCGGAAGTGTGGCGTGCAAACGCAATAATCGAAAAAGCCCAGCGCAACGACCAAGACGTAGTTGGTGAACTGGTTAGCCATATGGTTAGCCGTAAGTTGATTGAAAGCCTTACTGGCAAGGAAGTCGTCTTAGACAAAAAGGTTAAAAAGCGTAATCTTGAACAAGAAATGGATGACTGGTCACGTATTAACGCCAGTCTTGAATTGACAACGACTGAAATTCAGTCAATGCTTGATATATCCTACGCAGAAGCACTAAAAATCGTTAAAAACAACGATTATTTTGTTGCTGTAAAACGCGGTGTTTACCGTGTTCGTGACGGAAAAGCGGAACGCGAAGAAGCAAAGAAGTCTAAGTAATGCAACCTACCAAAAACACTTTTCTATACAAAATTAAAGAGGGATGGTTTCAGTTCCCTTGGATTCGCCGTGATTCAGTTGGCGAATGGTACTTTGAAGCCGTATTTTTCAAGTGGTGTTTTATTTGGAACATCACTGATTCTTTAAAAGGAACTTGCATGGAAAACCATGAATTCCTTCGTATGAAGCACTGGAACTACTGCAACGATTGCGGGAAAAACTGTGAAAAATGGTGCGAATGTAATCCACACTGCATGGTTAGAAACCCGCGCAAACCTGTAGTCCACGGTAGCCATACTACCTATGACAGTAGGCATGGATGTAGGTGTCAACCCTGTACAGACGCGTATCGTGTTGCAATGCTTGAAGCAGAACTGCGCGCCTATGAAAGAATAATGTCCAGACTAAATGCTTGACATTAGGACAAAGGCACTTTAACCTAATAACGTTCTACCATGACTTATACCCTTACTTGTAAGTGCATGGTCCCGCGGTAGGTTCTTCCACTTTCCTACCTGCGGTGTGGGGATAGGCAGATTTAGAGGAACGTTCATGTGTCTGTCCCCACTGTTACAAAGCAAAAGGCCCCCTGCGCAAAGCAAGGGGCCTTTTGTTAGTTTGACTCTTAATCAACAATATCTGCGTCAATAATTCCCGACGCCCAACTTGGTTCCATATCGCCACCAAGTTCGGTCATTCTTTCAGCGAACATGTTTCGCGCTGCTTCAATTTGACTTTCGGACAACTTTAAATCCTTGCTTAAAATAATTGCCATGAAAGCAGCACCAACTAAATTGGCTTGATGTTCTTCAAGTTCGATAACGCGCTTGCGAAGGTCATACTTAAGCATGAATTCAAGTGCGCCTTGATAACGTTCCCATGCACGTTCGACTACTTCGATAAGGGCACGAACGTGTTCCACACCAGCCTTGTCGGTTACTTCCAAAATACCATTTAGTTCGTCAAGTTTTTCTTCTAGCACCACCGACCAAGTTTTCATCTTGGAAGCAAGTAGGTACGCTTCAACTTCTGGCGGACCCATTGGTTCTGGTTCACCCAAGCGTTCGGTTAGTGTTTGTAATTCTTTGTTCATAACCTTACGAACTGCACCCCTAGTGTGTTTAAGGCTATTGCCTAAGTGCCACTTACAAGTGCCTTCGCCAAGGTGGTCTGTTCCCATTCCAGCGGTCTTGTTGCAAAAACGTTCCATGCCAAGTTCTTTAAGGTTCTTGTTACGTAAACGTGCGCCACATTTTCCTGGAAGTGGTTCAGCAACACCAGGAATTTTTTCTTCCGGAAAGTGTTGCGACCAAAGTTCTTCATCTGTCATTTTATGCCTTTAGGTAAAAGAAGAACGTTCTATTTACTTTTTCGCCAACGGCAGAATTGTTTGTTTTCTGGTATACGTAAAAATATTTCATACAAGTTCTTCCTGTTTGTGTTCACTAGGCCAATAGTATTCAAGGTCATCTGGAACGCCGGGAAAGTATTGTGCGTAGTGGTCTGGTAATTTTCTAAGCAAGTTGCTTTGGTGCGAACGATGGAATTCTTCGTTGCCAACCCAGTCTGGCTTTACAATGCGAAGTTCAGCATTAAAATTGTCTAGCAGTGCAAAAGACTTTTCTAAACAAGTGTCTTTGTAACCACGACTAGTCCATTCTTTGCAGATTGCAACTTGGTATTCAAGCAGTGAAAGAACGTGTCCAACCCACATTTTTACGGCGGGGTGATTCTTCCAACCGTATTCTGGCATTGTCAACGCTTTAAGTACTTGCAAGTTTTCAACGCGTTGCTTGCCTAGTCGTTTCATGTCCAATACTGACGCTGATTTTTCAAAATCTGCATATGGTAAAAAAGTTTGCATCTTAAGCCACCCTAATATCTTTGTTTTCACGCTTCTGCGTCTTATTAACAACATTATGCGCTTTACGGCATGCTTCGCAAGTCGGCACTCCTTGACGGCGATGCTGGTTATACCCACGATTAGTTCCGTGTTGAATTNCAGAACCAAAGTGACCGTTCATTTCTTCAATGTTTTCAGGTAATTTGGCTGGAATTGGTATGCCAAATTCCTTGCGCAATTTTTCACGTTGTTTTTCTGTTGTTCCCGACCAAAAACCAAACACTTCATATTTCAATGCGTGTTCATAACATTCTTTTGCAACAGGGCAATTTTCACATAAGTCTTGCATTTTTGTTGTAGGTCTTCCAGAAAAAAAGTTTTCGTCTGTGCCCCGACAAGCACCTAATTTTACCCATGTGTCCATTACTGTTCGAACCACCAATCCGGCAGTTCCCATTCGGAAGGTGTACCTAGTCTGACAATTGTTGCGCATGGGTCGCTTCCTTCTTCCCATGCACGGTCTTCTGTTTCGTGTGTTGGCACGCCATCATGCGTTGCGCAAACAACACCACTACAAAAACCATTTTCGATTCCATACTTAAGCCATTCATCAAAATTCATTGTTTCCCCTTTTCATTATTTACCAACCACGTCCGCAACCATATTGGTCTGGCACGTAATCTGGTATTCCTGCTGCTGCTTGTATTTTTCTTGCGATAAAAACTTGTTGCTGTGGACTTGCTAAGTACAATGCACCAAACAAAGACAACCCGCCGTATTTAACCCAGTTCACTTCGGTGATACCTAAACCACCTGAATAAATTGGACCACGTACATGCCAGTTGCCACCCTGTTCACACTGCGCAACCTTTTCCCACTTAGCCACAATATCATCAGATACCAATGGTAGTGGAACAGTCGTAACCGTTGTTGACGGATTAATCAACGAAGGTGGTGAAACTGGTGGTGCAGAAAGTGAAGCAGGATTCCATGAAGTTCCTGTATCAAGTGTTGTTACAGTGCTTTCATTTGACGAAGCCGCGCTGTTGCTTGGCAGTGCCGAACCAAAAATAAAACTACTACAAGATAAAAGAACAATAGATAGGTATTTCATTTAGCCTTTTCTACTTCGACCCGCAGTAAAGATTTTTTACTGGGCCTGCGACAAACGGGGAGTATTTAATTGCTACTTCCACGGCATCGCTTAGTTCATTTGGGCCTATTTCTTGACAACCTTCTAAGTAGCCAAGTGAATAGGGGGAACCACTACCAATCGCCAAAAACGGCGAATCCACCTCAACTGCCGAAAAGTCATTTTGAATAATGACCAACGGACGGTTAGGCCAAGCACAAAGAATTTCTGTATCTTTCACAGAATCATCTTCACCCTTGATTTCTTTAAGCATACCAACGATGGTTTCAGGGGTACACTTTCTTTTTTCCAATTTGGAAAGCAGATTTATAATACGCCAAGAACCAGCGGCACCAATAATGCCGTTACCGGCATGAATGAATGCTTTTGGTGTTGACGAAATAAGGACGGCATCTTCATCGCCCACGGCAGAATCGAAGGCCATCCCACAACTTACTTCATTTGTATAAGCAACTACTACTGTCATGCTGTAGGAACACCTCCATCCCAACTTCCTTCGACCAACCAAGTTCGGTCACGCATAATGCGGTCTGGCCATGATACACCAGATAGACGGTCACCACGAAAACGCTTTACATGAAGCATTGTTGGGTCACGGTCGTCTTTGTACAAAGATATACCAATTTCAGGCCACGCCATCCAACGCTGGGAACCCATAGGTGAAAGTTCACGCTTTTCACCTGACTTACCCTTGGCCGCGTGGTGTTCCATGATTAATGCAAAACCATACTTGGTTCGCAACGTGTCAAGAATTGCCATCGCTTCATCAGCACTGTCTTCGTAAGATTCGCTTGCACCGCGTCGGTACATCTTATAGATAGGGCCAATGCAAACAAGTTCCGGTCTGAATGCAGCAATTTCACGTTGAATTTCTGCGCGGTCAGAAAGGTTTCTGATTTCAATACCACCGGGGCGTCTGAAAAACTTAATGCGTTCAGGGTCAAACGTTTTCTTTTCGTTATCAATTCCGAATTCGCGGGTCTTAAGCATGTCCATGAATGGAATGGCTGTTTGCGTAATTGCCTGCGTAGGGTTTTCAAGGTCAATGATAAGAACGCGAACCGGCTTGATACGTTGGTGACTAAATGGGTGATACCCTTGCGAAGCGGACATTCCAATCGTACGAAGAAGAAGTGACTTACCCGCACCTTCTTCAGCAACAACAATAGTTCTGTAGTCGCTGTGCATCATTCCAGGGATTACAACCGGTGCAATGGCTTCTGAATTAGCGGCAAGTTCGTACACCGTCATTGCTTCTGGACCACCTGCGTGAATGTTGCCAACACCGTTAACGGTCTTTTCAACTTTCTTAGCCTGTTCGTATGGGTCTTCGCCGTTTCGGATATTATCTACTGCACCGCCAAGTTCCCGCATCAACTTACGTGCAACTGAATGCTTGTAAATGATAGAAGCGTAATTAAACGCACCAGCAGACGAAGGTGTGTTAAGTACCATTGCCATAAGCATTGGTACAACTTCGCTGTTGTTCAACTTTGCGGAAACTGTAGTCGTGTCAACAACCACGCCTTCACCCATCAAGTTTGCAATGGCACTAAAAATCTGACCGTGCAAAGGACGATAAAAATCTTCCGCACGAACAACATCAATACCAATCAACGCCGCTTCGGGTGACAAAATCATTGCACCCAGTAAAGATTCTTCAGCCACCATGTCATATGGTGCCGGTTTGTTATCCTGTTCCACCTTTTACCCGTCCCNTACACTTCAACTAAATATCTACGGCGACCACTTGCTGTATCAAGTTCAAACGGTCGGCCTTGCGCGTCAATCAACTGACCACGACTATTGATAGGTCTACTATAGCCGTTCTTGGCGGGGTTAATGTTTGTTTTACCACCGTCGTAATCATCATACAATGCGCACGCTTTCTTTTCTTCGCCAGAAAGTTCGTATGCATACGTAGAAGTACTTGGCAGGTAGTCGCGCCACCTATCGTTCGGGCCAAAAAAAGTTTGCGCGTGTAACGTAAATCTTTCTTCCTGACCGGTGCGTTCCAACGCGTAATTTTTTGTAGCGGTCATAAGTTCTTCGTGTGTCGCGCCACGCTTCCTTGCAGTGCAGTACGCCTTGGCAGAACCTGACTTGTTTACCTTACGTGGGTACAACTTCCACAGGGATTCAAAGTCATCATCGTAAGAATTACGCTTCTTCTTTTCCGAAGAAGTATCTTTCTTTAATGTTCTTTCTATTAATGTTCTTTCATGTTGTAGGAGATTGGCGGCTAGGGTAGGGTCGTTTTGACGGCTACCTAGGGGTGTTTTAGCGGCTACCCCCTCCGAAGTTAGCGGCCACAAGTAGTAGAAATTACTGGTGTAAGAACCATCTTCACGGTGCCTACGGACTGTAGAAATAGCACCAATTTCAACTAATTCCTTGACAGAAGCATCAACCCTGTCAACGGAACAGTGCATTCGTTCAGCCAATAGCCTTCGCGAAGGCCAAGCGGCTTCGTTGCTACCTACATAACGGCTAAGTACACTAAAAAGACGGACTGAATATGGGCTAATTTCGGCGTCCAAAATCCATTCCGGGATGGTCGCATACCTGTATCCATGTATGCCTACGGTTTCGGTCACTTGGACAACCCCCGTTCAGCAAGGTCTTTAATAAGCCCACCCATAACACTGTCTCCTTCCTCAACATCCACACCATCGGTAACTGCGTTAACTACCTTCTTCTTATTTTCAAGCAGGTTATAGATAGTTTCATCAATAGTCTGCTGTGCAAGAAGGTACCACGCGGTAGCACCGTGCATATCGTTAGCACGGGCGTAACAACGGCTGACGCACTGTTCGTGAATGGCTGGGGTCCAGCCAAGTTCACAAAACACTACATCACTTGCGGCGGTCAATGTCAAGCCTTCGGAAGCGGCTGTCATATTAGCAATAAAAACACGGCAATCTGGGTCGCTTTGGAACTTATCAACTGCGGCCATACGGTCGTCGGCGGATACACCACCACGGATTTTGACTGCAACTGACTTGTAGCGGTCAAACAATTTTTCTACAAATTCGATGTGTTCAGCAAAGACAATTACTTTTTCGCCGTCACCTGATTCAAGGAAGTTGTCCAGCCACGCTGTAATGCTGTCGTACTTAATCTTAGATACGGCATCACGTAGCGCAGTAATTTTGACAAGATTTTCGGCGCGGGCCAAAGTAATTTTTTTCTGCCAGTAGGCGTCCGTGCCATCACTACCGTCTTCTTCGGCTAGTTCCTTGGCACGGTTGGCAAAGTATTCAACTACATCACGTTCAACTTCTTGGTACCAGTTCATCTGCTTGCTGTCAATCGGCAAGTACTGNACGGCATTGCGAAGTTCCGGTAGGTCTTCGTACACGTCTTTTTTGTTGCGTCGTACGAAACACAGTTCACGAAGTTTTACATTTAGTTCGGCGGTATTAAGTGCCACGTTACGTTTCGGTGCGTAGCGGTTCTTAAATCGCCACGACCCACCAAACGACGCTAGGTGACCGACCGC